AACTAACAACGAGGCTATAATTAGTATTATGGTAGTCATAGCTTCTAGTATTAAGGTAATCATAGTAGTCTCAGCCTCTGTTAATGGTTGTCGTTATGGTTCTCGGCGATGTCCCAGGATACTAACCATATACATTTAATATTATTAACTAAGTCACCGTGATAGTCAAGGTCTATAAGTAGCCCAGTAAATGAGGAGTCCAGCATTGGATTCCGAAAGCAACCGTGTTTGAAAGCGAGAGTCCCAGCCCGACCGGCCTGGATGTTTAGGAGAGTAGTGGTCATAGTCGTAGTCTCTTTTAATAAATCTTTTTGGCTACCAAAACAGGACAATCAAATTCATGTTTGACCAATTTTGCAGCCTCTGGAATGTCTAAATCGCTGTCAATATTCTGTCCCATAATTCCTTCAGCATTTCCACAAAAAAGACATGACCATCCGTGGTATATTGAGTCGCTGTTAGTAAACTTCATATGATGATCAATGATTGCCTCTGCCATTATTATTGCTTCTTTCTTTTTGAATTTCATGACTATAGCCTCTGTTAATGTTTGGGGGTTTTAAACTTACTCCTCCTCTTTCAACTAAACTATAATACTCATTACAAGACAAGTCAAGTAAAAATGTGTGTATAAGAGTAGATAAATTAAAAGGCATAAAGTCAATACCAGTAAGGGTTATGGGGATAACGTTTATAACTTTCTATTATTATATAATAAAAAAGAAATAATATTTTTAAGATAATACGTTTATATAGTTAATTAATAAAGGGAAGTTATAAACGTTATCCCCAAGGCTCAACAGTAGCCTCAATAGGGCCATAAAGTTTATACACATTTATACACGCTTACCTACATTGTCTTTGGTCCTTAACAAGACCACCACCTCTAAGCTTGACAAGTGAGGTAACACAAGCAGCCGGGACACCTGAGCTTGACAAGTGAGGTAAGCCTCAGCCTGATCACCTTCAGACCCTGCCCAGAGGTTCCTAGAATAAGCGAACCCCCATAGTGAGAGTGAATTTAATGCTCACTGACCCATTATAAACTATTGAGATTATTCACATTTCACTTTACAAACTGAGTAATTTCACTACTTTGAAAATAAACCTTGATTTATTATTAATATTATGAAATGATGTAGTTAACAGGTCGGACCTGGTAAGCCCTTAATGGGATTTCTTCCCCCGGTGATCCCCTTTCCTCCAACTTACCAGGTCCGACCGCTTAAATGGAGGATGTCATGAGTAAAATAATCATCAACGGTAGCAAATTTGAGTTAGAAGAGAAAGTATCCGATCTGATACTGCTTATTAGTAAAGAACGGGACGCCTTAAGGTCCTTGGTAGAGAGTCATAGTTTTAATGTGATACCTCAATCAGGTGGAGAAGGGAATATCGTAGCGAATCAGTATTATATTCGTCACCTATAAACGGAGGATGTCATGAGTAATACTAAAGAACAACTTTCAAATAACGTCCCTTGTAGAATGAACGCCAAGATGGTTTTAGCCGACAAGATTAAAAGGGAAAAGAAACAGACTGAAGCCCTTGAGATTTTGCACGACGAACTGGATTGGGAGAGCCTTACTACCAAACAAGAAGAAGTATTATGGAGTTTCTTTATTCAGTCTCGTTAATAGGAGGATGTCGTGTTTATCATACCAGAGAACAAGAGGTGCCCTCACAGTGCCGAAGATTATAAAGATATGAGGTATGACTATTTCTGGTATCTCGACACCGGGGATGCGTGCTGTACTGAATGCTTCATGACCCACGTAAGGGAGGATAAGGATCTGGCTAAAAGGTGTATAGGAGCGCCACACGGGAGTGTGGGGTGCGCCATGTACCTGAAACATTTTGGTGTAGAGCGAGGAGAAATTCATGAATAGTTGTGAATGTGTAGCTTGTGAATAGGTCCGGTTGGTCCAAGGGGCTAAGATTGCATCAGCTAAAAGAGCCCAGGTGAGGGCGGTTGGGATGAGGGAAACTGAGGAGCGTTACGAGCGTGAAAAGAAGTTTCTCGAAAGGGCTCTACAGTACAAACAGGATAAGAGTTTTCTCGAAAATGCTCGGAAAAATTTGAAAACATATCATCCTCTTAACTCGAAGGGTATTCTTCATTGGATACCATATCAGGTTAGGGATGCGTTCCCTTTCTTGGTTACTTGGCCTGTAATAGTACCCAAGCATCTGTTTATGCCCATCTATCTGGCTCAGATGAGAATAAAAGTTTGGAATGATAGGTTTTAATTCTAAATAAGTATAAGGGGTTTGGTATGGCTAGAATGGAGAGAAACGAGATTGTGAGCATTCTCCGGGAGCCGGAAAAGTACCCGGCGATGACTGTATGGAGAGCTTTAGTTTTGGCAGGCAACCTACTTGAAGTGGATGTCCAGAGAGCCAAAAAACGGGAGGACAAAATCATAAAACAGTGGAATATGATTAAAAGACTCAGAAAGGAAAATAGTCAGTTACAGAGGGTAGTTTGGTTATGACCAATAAGAAGAAATGTACATGCACCCTTTGTGGGTACACTTGGGACCCTCGGGTGCTGGACCCGGTTCAATGCCCGAGGTGTAAAAGGTATGATTGGCAGTCTGAAGACATCCCGAGTAATCCTCTTGACTTAGGCCCTTTAGGGTGATACGGTAATACTATGAGCGAGCAGGAAGCCACCCAACACGAAGATGGTTTTGCCCCTATAGCGGAAAACTACCTACCTGCCCCGAGATTCAAGTACGCACCCAACCAGAAGCAAACCGATTTCGCCCAGATAGTCGCGGCGGGAGGGGACCTGACAGAGGCCCTCGCCATATCATCCCTCATCACATCACAAGAGAAGGAAAATACCTCCCGGGACAGGCTCTATGCTATGGCCTGTCGTCTTCTTAATAACCCGGCCATCCAGGAGAGGTTAGAATATTATATAATGCTCCATAAGGCTGGGATGAACATCTCTGCCGAACGGATCAGGCAGGAACTCGCGGCCTGTTCATTCTCCGATTTTGCTAAAGTTTTCCACACAAAAGATGGACCGACGGTAAGGCAGCTCAGGCTTTACCCCCCTGAAGGCGCTTCAGGAGATGACCTCTACGAAACGGTCTATGAATGGAAAGCTGGGGACCCAATAACAAACCCCCACCACATCCCCCGGTATATTCGGGCAGCGATCCAGAGTTTTCATATTGACAAGGATGGAATCGTCAAGGTCAAGTTTTATGATAAGTTGAAAGCGTCCAGGCTCCTCGGCGACTTAGAAGGCCATTTTGATGAGGCAAATAGGGCCAAGGCCGCACAAATCAACATTTCGATAGGTGATGGCAAGGGAATGGATAAAAACCCGATCAGGCCGGTACATGGGCAAGTAATAGAGGTCGTAGAGACCCCGGACTGTTTGAAATGATAGAAAACTGTTGCGATAAATGTTGGGACAGGTTTTGCGAGGTATTAGGGTTTAGCTGCGAGCGACTATGGTGGTGCAAGACTGGAAAAACGAGCATCTTAAGTGAGAAAATCCCCCGACAAGGGTTGGGACAACCGCGGTGGGGTGGCTTGGTAACCCATCCCGCTGGTCCCAGTAAGGAGACCTACTGATGCTTAATGAGTATATCGCAGAAACGAGGTTTTCTCAGTTTGGTGTTGAGCCGACTGTCAACTATACCCCTACCTTACTGAACCCTAAGTCCCAAGCTCAAATGGACCGAGGGGTCACTCTCCCTTTCAATTTTCAACCGAGAGAGTACCAGGAAAGGGATTTATTCAGGCAGATGTTCCCACACCACTATCCGGACCTCAGAGAGGCCGGGGTCCCCCGCAGGAGCCGGATATGCACAATCTGGCACCGGCGGGCGGGTAAGGATAAATCACTGATCAATGTAGAAGCCTTGGCGGCTTATGAGGAAGTAGGAAACTATTTGTACTTGCTGCCCGAGCAAACCCAGGCCAGGAAGATCATTTGGCGCGGGATCGATGGTAATGGATTTAGGTTTTTGGACCACATACCCAACGAGATATGTAAAGGGGGAGAACGTGGGAAATATTCCAGTGAGATGTTGGTCGAACTTATCAACGGTTCTACTATCCAATTCGGAGGATCTGACAATTACAACTCTTGGATGGGTACTAACCCCAAAGGGATTGTTTTTTCAGAATATTCCCTCCAAGACCCTATGGCTTGGCAATATTTCAGACCTATCCTGGTTGAAAACGGAGGTTGGGCCATTTTTAATTATACCGTCCGTGGCAAAAATCACGGATATGATCTCGCCAAAATCGCCCAAGCCAATCCAAAAATCTGGTACTATTCATATCTTACGATAGCTCATACCCAGAGGCCAGACGGTTCTCCGGTTATTACCCGAGAGCAGTATCTGGAAGAGATAGCCAACGGTATGCCCAAACAGATCGCCGACCAGGAATTTTACCTTGACTGGGAAGCGGCCCTTTACGGATCATATTACGGCGATCTTATGGCCCAGGCAGAAGCAGGTAAGCGGATCGATTTTTTCCCTTACGACGTGACCAAGCCTGTCTATGCTTTCTGGGATGTAGGTCTTGATTGTAACTCTATCTGGTTAGCTCAGTCTAAAAACGGTAATCCAGTAATTATTGATTATTACGAAAAGATAGACGAGAAATTCTCGGTTACCTGTAGAAATCTCCAGGCCAAGCCCTACACAATTCATACCAATTTCGGTCCCCACGACTTCATAAACAGAGACTCCGAAAAAGGCTCCAGAGCTTTAACCGCCGAGAAACTGGGCATGGACTTTGTATGTACTCCCAGGACTTCTTTGGCTGATGGTGTCGAGGAAGTCCGGAATATACTCCCCCGCTGCCAATTCTGTGAAGGTGGGGGGATTACCCCGGAGGGTGAGGAGCAGGTAGGATGCGAACGAGGTATCGATGGTCTGAAAAGCTATGAAAGAGTTTTTGACCAGAAGTTGATGAGGTTCAGGGATCAACCGGTCCATAACTGGGCTTCACATCCTGCCGACGCCTTCAGAATACTGGCGCTAAACTGGGAAGATGACATGGACGATGACGATTGGTTCAGTCAGAAACTTGACGCCCCGGAAAACGACTTGGCGTGAAAACGACTTGGCGTGAAAAGTATTTGACTTTTTATGTAAAGAAGTGGTAATCGTGATATTATGAAGAAAAAGTCTATTAAAAAATCAAAGAAGAAAACCGGACCTCTGAGTGAAGTTGAAATCAGAGCGATAGTAAATGCCCGCAAGGCTTCCGCAATGGGATCTGATAGCGCCGGTAATGATCTATCAACGCGACGGCAGAATAACCTTGATAGATATATGGGGGTTAAGTATGGCGACGAAAGGACCGGCCAGTCCCAGGTAGTTACCAGAGAGTGTCTTGAGGCCGTCGAGTGGAGCATACCCTCTCTGATGCGGATTTTTGCTTCATCTGAAAAGGTTGTAGAATTTCGTGCTATTGGAGCCGAGGATGAGGACGCCGCCAAGCAGGAAACTGGTTACGTCAACCATGTTTATTCTAAAGAGAATGATGGATTTAATACGACATATATTTGGTTAAAGAGTATTTTAATGAATCCTACCGGGTATGTTAAATCATACTGGGAAGAAGGGGAAGAGATTACCACCGAGACTTACCACGGGCTGTTTCCCACAGGGATAGCGGAGTTGGAGGCCGAGGAGGGTATGGAGGCCGTCGAGGCCGAAGAAACCACAGTTCCTGTTGATCAGGATGATGGTACCTCGGTTGATATGCCTTGTTATTCGGTGAAATTTGAGAGGACTATCGAGACTGGACATTTAGTAGTGGAACCAGTCCCCCCTGAAGAGTTAGCGATTAGCGGCACCTGGAATAAAGTATCTCTTCAAGGGTGTGACTATATCTGTCATACTACAAAGCCCTCCAGAAGTGAATTGATAGACCGGGGGTACAGCAAGGATTTAGTAGATTCACTTCCGAAGGTAGGGACTGAGACCACAGAGAATAATGAAACCAGTAACCGTCACCAAGTTACTGTTGGGTCGGACGGGGACTCCGATGAGTCTACTGATAAGTCCACCGAGAACGTTCAAGTAGATGAGCATTATTTATATATCGATACCGATGGAGATGGCCGCGCCGAGTATCGGATGATCACTGTATCAGGCGATAAAATCTTGGAGAATGATGAGGTAGACGACCACCCGTTCACTTCGGGGTGCGCGGTACCTGTACCTTTTTCACACGTCGGGATAGCGTGGCAGGAGTTAGTAGAGGACCTCCAGAAGATATATACCACCTTGACCCGGCAGTTTCTTAATAATCTGTACCGGGTAAACAACCCGAGAACTATCATAGGACGGGGGGTTAACATTTCGGATGTTATCAATGATTACCCTAACAACCCAATCCGGGCTAAAAACATCGAGAACATTCGGGTAGAGCCTACCCAATCCGTGGTTAGCAACATAGCCCCAGCCTTTGGTATGCTGGACAATATGAAAGAGTCTCGGACGGGCGTTTCCCGTGCGTCTATGGGACTTGACGCCGACGCCTTATCCAGAGTAGCTAACGGGGCGTTTTACGCATCTCTTGAGCAAGCAAACCAACGTCTGGAGATGTTGGCCCGGATAATTGCGGAGATGAGCTTTAAACCGCTTTTCTTGAAAATCCATAAGATTATTCTCACCCATCAAAAGGATAAAAGAGAAGTCAAGCTCTCGGGTCAGTGGATTCCGGTTAATCCGTCAGAATGGCGTGAACGGAAAGACATGGACGTCATGACTGGTCTTGGTTCTGGTAACAAACAAGCCCAGGCCGCTGCTCTTGCCGAGATCATGAAAATCCAAGAAAAGTTGAAGGTGTCTAAGAGTTCTATGGTCACCGATCAGAATATATTTAAGTCTCTTCAGCAATTGGTGTTTCTTGCTGGCCTTCCGAACCCGGAAGCATATTTTACTGATCCGGATAAAGCCAAACCTCAGCCCCAAGGACAGGGGCAGGGTGCCGGGGCGGACGGAATGGACGCCCTTGCGGCAGCCCAGATGGAGATGGCTAAGGTCGAACGCGAGAAGGCCAATATGGAGCATGAGGCCAAGGTTTTCGAGCTGAAGCAGAAAGCCAAGAAGGATGGTCTTGATTATCAGACCGAGATTAGTAAGTTAAAGCTGCAACTGGCCGAATCGAGTAGGAAGCTCGAACAGGGCGACCGGAAACTTGACCAGAGCGAGTTTAAGGTGGAGACTGACGTTGAACTCGCTTCTGCCAGTTTAATGCAAAAAGACGAAGAGTTCGATTTATCTCAAACCCAGGTGGAGAAACCAGATGAGTGATTTTGAAAGAGAAGATATCCTTCATTTAGCCGGAGAAGCCAAGATGTTATTGGATCATCCTATGCTAAAACGGGCTTTTGAGAAGGTAGATGACTCGGCGATTGCTAAAATAAAGTCGTTGAGGTTCGGCCCCGAAGAGAGTGAGGTTATCAGGGATAAACTTATGTTGACTTTGCAAGTTGTAGAAGCAGTTAAGGAGGAACTTCATCAGTACATTGATGAGGCCCTTATTATGAAAAACAACGAGAAAGAGGAGTCTAACAATGGGTGATAACGACGCAACGTTTCCCACTAACCAGAATAGCGGAAGTGACGACGTTCAAAACAAGATCTTAGCAATTATCGATCCCCAGGACCAGGATCAAGACCAGGATCAGGATCAGGACCAGGATCAGGACCAGGACCAGGACCAGGACCAGGACCAGGACCAGGACCAGGATCAGGATCAGGACCAGGATCAGGACCAGGACCAGGATCAGGACCAGGATCAGGACCAGGATCAGGATCAGGACCAGGACAAGGACAAGGACAAGGACAAGGACAAGGACAAGGACAAGGATGGAGATGATGACGGGGTAGAACTCGAAACATCTCAATTCGCCCAGTTGTTAGGGGTAGATGAAACAATCGTTCTCATTGAAGAGGATGGAACCGTCTCCTTCCAAACCAAGGTCGATGGAGAAGTAGGTAAAGTCGCGCTCAATGATCTTATAAAGTCACACCAGACGGAAGCCCATGTTACCAAGAAATCCCAAGCATTATCAGAGGATCGTAAGACCTTTGACACCGGGATGGCGCAGGCGGCTGAAGTCATCAAAGGAAGAATCGGAGAATTGGCGGCTGTTTCCCAGATACTGGAGGCCCAGTTAACGAGTGAGTTTAAATCTATTAATTGGGACCAGCTCAGGATAGACAACCCTTCCGAATGGAGTGCAAAACGTACCGAGTTTACTGATAAAGTGGCCGCCCTTAACACCGCCAAGCAACAGGCGGCAGGGATTCTCGCTAAACATGTTCAGGATAACCAAGGAAGATTGGTCCAAGACAAGGAAGCCCGGATGGTTGTTGAGTCCGAAGCCCTTAAAACGGCCATACCCACCTGGAACGACCCTGAAGTGGCCCGGACTGAGTTTACTGATTTGTCAAAATTTCTCCTCGATACCTACGGATTCGAGGAAGGTGACGTCGGCTCGGTTGAAGACCACAGGCTGTTCCTCATGGCTCGGGATGCAATGCAATTCCGTAAAAACCAGAAGATCGCTAAGAAGGTAGTCAAGAAGATCAAAAAGCTACCTAAACTGACGAAACCTGGTGGACGTACTACCCAGGCGTCTGCGGCTAGTTCCGCAGCCCACACTAAAAAACTTGTCCGCCTTAAGAAGACCGGTAGTATCAAAGATACAGCCAGTGTCTTGGAGGACATTATCTCGTAAGGAGTAACTCATGGCAATTGCTACAGGATCACATAGTACATACGATGAAGCAGGCAAAGGTAACCGAGAAGATCTGAAAGATGTAATTTCAGATGTATCTCCGGTTGATACCCCTCTCCTCACTATGATGGGGAGTTCAAAATCGAAGGCTACTAAGCATGAGTGGCCTATTGATGCTTTGGCCGCTCCCGCCGATAATAAGCACCTTGAGGGGGGAGACGCTACAGGTGTCGATCCAGATCCTCGTTCCCGTCTGGACAATCAATGCCAAATTTTGTCCAAAAACTCGGTTGTTACAGGTACGCAGGAGATGGTAGACAAGGCCGAAATCAAATCTGAAATGGCATATCAGATGGCGCGGCGTATGAAGGAAATGAAACGCGACCTGGAATACGCCATAATTGGTATTTCTAACGCTAAGGTAGTTGGTAGTGAATCCGTAGCGAGGGAGATGGGTTCTCTGGACTCGTATCTCGTTACCAATAACCAACTGGCCAGTGGGTCTTCTGCCCCGACAGGTAACGGTGTAGATGTTTCTGATTACGCCGGGACAAACCGGGCTTTAACTGAAGCTATACTTAAGGCCGGTCTCCAGGATCTCTATAATAACTCTGGCGGGAGTAGTAACGTAAACATGATCGTTACTGCGGCCACTAAGGGCGTAATTTCTACGTTTACCGCCAGTTCCACCCGAAACGTGACAACTGATGACAAGAAATTGGTTGCGTCTATCGATGTATACGACGGTGATTTTCACACTGTTCGGGTTATCCCGGATCGTCAGCTGCAAACAGGACTCGCGTTTGTTGTCGATCCTGAGTACCTTAAGCTGGCCGATCTTCGGAGTATTCACTCTTTCAATCTGGCTAAACTCGGTGATTCGACCCGTAAGCAGATTGTCTGGGAGACTACCTTGGAGGTCTGTAATGAGAAGGCCCACATGATGTTTGGTGACCTTAACACGTAAACCTGCCAACTAGAAAACCCTTTCCCCCTCCCAGTGGAGGGGGAAAGGGTATTTTTAAGGAGACGGAAAAATGGGTTTAACTACCGCACAAAAGAAAAGGAGAGACGCAGCGAGGGCTGCATTAGTCAAAACTACCCAAGAGAATCGGGCTAAACTGAAAACCGATAAAGCTGTTGCTGCCGTGACCGACGAGGTTAAGAGTGATGCAGGACGGGCGTCTTTAGATACTGCAATACAACATGCAAACGGTAAGACTCAAGAGCGGATGGAACGTCTTGGGTCTCAGATAGCCGGGGCTTTTGATACTGTTAACACCATGGTAGGGGCCGCTGTGAAGAAGGGCGAAACAGAGAAAGCTATACAACAGGAGAGAGATAGAGTGGTTAAATCGAAAATTTCTGCTGAGAAGAAAGTCATCAGAACTGAGGGCAGATTGGCTAACGACGCCCGAATCGCGGCTTCTAAAATCGAAGGCCGGAAAGCGGACGCACATGCGCAGCGTAAACCTATTCTCGATATAAGGAACGAGAACCGAGCAGGGTGTAACCCTCGTAAGCTCTCTAAAGAGCAACAGGTTGTCGAGGATGAGTGTAACGACGCCCTTAGGGAACTGAATATCCTTATCCAGAGTTCCAACGGGATGCATCCAGGAACAGATCCTCTATCATGAAATTGATAAAATCAGATTTTGACGAAGTGACCGGTCTTACCACAGAGTATTGGATACACCCCGGAGGTAAGAAGGTCACTATTCGCCGGGTTCAAGACGTAGAGCCCATCCTCATAGCCAACAAAGCTGAATATAACTCTAAATCATCTAAAAGTCGTATAAGTTCGGAATGTGAAGGCTTGGGGAGGAAAGTGGCGTCTATTCCTATGGGGTTAGTTGAGAAGCTGGCTAGTGAGGGGCTTAACCTCATTACCTGCTCCCCAGAGGAGCTTAAAAAGTTTTTGAATGATCCAGAGTACCGATTTATCCGAACGGCTCCAGGGAGGATTTAATGGACCTCATCACCAATTACGGGACACTGAAAACCGCAGTTGAGGGGTACACCCATCGGTCGGACTTAACGGAGGACATTCCTTCATTTATTCAATTAGCCGAGTCTCGTATTAATACAGACTTAGATGACGACTCCATGGAGTCGAGGGCTAGTTATACCATTTTGGCGGGGAGTAGGTTTGTTACTCTCCCGTTGGACATGCGTAAGTTGATGAATGTTCAGATCGCAGTTAGCGGGGGAGTGAAAGCAATCCTACCCTTGTCTTTACTACAAATGGACGCGCTACATCCTAATCTAATTGCAGGAGTTCCTGACCATTACGCGATTACCGGGAGCGAGATGGAGGTGCGGGATATCGTAGGTGAGGACACTGATATGGAAATATTTTATCAGTACCGACTGACGGGGTTCTCTGATGATGAAGACACCAACGATATTTTGGTTAAGTACCCGAATATCTATCTATATGCGGCTCTCATGGAGTGGCTTCTTTTCGTTCAAGGGGATGAGAGAATGAAGGTCTTTACTGACGCATATAGGGCTGAAGTGACTAGGATCAATGACGAAGCCGAGGATCGTAAGATGTCGGGCGGACCTATTCAGATAATCAACTTAGGGGTCAGTACCCCGTAGGAGATAGATAATGGCTCTCGAAGATCTGACAGGAACAGATAAGTTTATAGATGATCTGATTAACACCAATCCAGTAGGGGCGACCGACGTTAAGGCCGATGGGGATGACCATATCCGAGGGATCAAGAATGTTCTTCTTAACACATTTCCCAATATCACTGGGGCGGTCACGGCCAGCCATACCGAGCTGAGTATCCTCGATGGGGCGACTATCAGCACAGCAGAGCTTAATGTTCTTGACGGGGCGACTCTCAGCACAGCAGAGCTTAATGTTCTTGACGGCGCGGTAGCAGGTACCCAAGTGGCGAGTAAAGCTGTGGTAGCTGATTCAAACATCAATACTGGCGTGTCTAAGGTTACAGAACTACATGTAGGGGCCACTGGAAGTGAAGTCCAGATGGTTTCGACGAACACAGCTAACGCTCCGGTTACAAGGGACGCTAATGGTGATTTCGCGGCCAATGAAATCACAGCAGATCTGATAGGTAACGCGGATTCGGCTACAAAAGTGGGTGTTCTTAACGTCAAGGTTATTGAAATCGGCGACTGGGATATGGACGCTACTATGAATAAAAGTGTTGCCCACGGTTTGGACGTTGCAAAAATAACAGGCGTTATAGGGGTTGTTTTCAATGATAGCGGCGAGGGTACTGGTAGCTATATTATTAGCGGATTCAGTAATGGAGTGACTGAGGATAAGGTAAGATTTCTTAGTAATACTGACACCAACATCCAATTAACCCGAACCACCGGCGGGTTTTTCGATTCTGTTAATTTTGATTCTACCTCATATAACCGTGGGTGGGTAACAATATGGTATATAGACTGATATGGCTGACTATCAAGAACCATACTTAACCTACAGGTTTACCGGGATTAATTATGATACCCCGGCGTACGACCTTCCACTGGAAGTCTGGTCAGCAGGACAGAATGTCCGTTTCTCTAATGGGAGTACTGAGAAGTTTTTGGGGCATGACCAAGTTTTCGGTACGCTAGGCTGTGATCCAAACTGGTTCATTCCTATAGCTTATGGGGCTAACTATTACTGGGTATATGCCGATACCAGTGCTGTATTTGTTACAGATATGGCCGCACACTTTGATATTACCCCAGTGGCGGGGATTCACGCCGCCGCCGATATAGATACCAACTGGAACGGCGGGAGAATCAATAACATAGTAGTGATGAATAATGGTAAGGAAGTCCCTATATGGTGGGATGGGGCAACATCTAACCCTATGACGGCCTTAACAGGGTTTCCTGCTAATACAACGGCAGAAGTAATTAGGGTGTATAAGCAGTTTTTGGTGGCTATGAATGTTACCGAATCGAGTGTTAATTACCCTGACCGGGTCCAGTGGAGCGACGTAGCCCCAACAGGATCAGTTCCGATTGACTGGGACCACACGTCCACCACGAATAAGGCGGGGCGCACAGATCTTGCAGATTCTCCAGGGGCGGTGATTGATGGTTTACCCCTAGGGGATGCGTTTATACTTTATAAAAGAAAAGCGATTTATCTGATGCAGTTTGTCGGGGGTCAGTTTGTCCATAACTTCCGAAAACTCCACGACGAGGTAGGAATTTTAGCCGCTAACTGCGCGGCTGTGGTTAAAGGTAATCTCCATCTAGTTCTGACCAGTGATGACTTGGTAACGCATGATGGTACCACCGCCTCACCGGTAAGTATTCTCGATAGCCGGATGAGAACGTGGCTCTTTAAGGCTCTCAGTACGGACTATCTTCACCGGAGTTATATTGTCTCACGACACGCCAGGAGGGAGATGTGGGTGTGTTTTCCGACAGGTGGCAGCACCTTTGCGGATACAGCTATCATTTGGAATTATGAAGATGATACTATCGGCGTAAGGCAAGTCCCTTTGGCCCGGCATATGGCCGCTGGGATTGTTGATCCAGGAGAGGCATCTAACTGGGACGCCGATTCTCAGGTATGGGATGACGACCCGACTACTTGGGATGAGGGGACATATTCTCCTACAGCTTTTGCTTTGTTGATAGGGGATCAGACCAACAGTAAATTTTTTGAAGCAGACAAAACCAATACGTTTGATGGAGTGCCGTTCGTCTCTTACGTGATCAGAGAGTCTATGCCCCTTGTAGATCGGCATAATTTTAAATTGATTAAAGGGTTGTACCCCCGGATGTCTGCTACAGGTAACCCGACAGTCAAGTTCAGAGTGGGGTTTCAAGTACACGCTACAGACCCTATCAACTGGAAACCTGAACAGGATTTTGTAATTGGGATAGACGACAAGGTAGATGTCTTGGGTAAAGGGAGATATATATCTTTACAAGTTAAATCATCTGCTGATGTGAATTGGCAGTTACACTCATTCGATCTCGAAGTAGAAAAGGCAGAGAGGTACTAATGCTTTATCTTCCAGGAAATATTCCCTCTAAAGAGCATTCTATCCGGGAGACGTGGGAGGAGTTTGCAAGAATATCTGACGCTCTGAGACTCTTAGAGAATGATGGTGTTCATTTTAACCCACTCGGGGTCGCCCCTAGTAAGGATATCCACGCTTTGACAGTCTACGCGCAAGCAGGCGTACTTGGGATTTTTGAGGGATTATACAGATACGACTCTTCCGAATCATGGATATTTGTCGGTAATATTGTAAACCAGTGGGACGACCTCCCCCCTATCCCGTTGATTAACCAAGACAGGGGTGTAGCTAACAAGCCCACCTTGACCACATTTCGAGGTAGTATAAGTCAACTCACTTTTGACGTTGGTGACGACATTGATGGGTCACAGGAACTGGTTCATAGTTATCAAGAAGGTACGGACATATACCCCCATGTCCATATGGTTACCAACGGTCTTGAGGGTAGTGATAAGACAGTAAAATGGCAATTGGAGTATTCAGTATCTAATGCGTCCTTTTCGCCCGAGTTTACTTACACGTTTCCGACGTCAACTGTAATTACTGGAGAAGTGACGATTCCTGCTTCGACCCCAGATAGATCCAACGTAATTATACCTCTTAGTCCATATATTTCAGGAACGTTGATAGATATACAGGCGTATATTGCTTATAACTTTAGTCGTGTTGCATCATCAGGAACGGAGCCAGCGAGTGATCCGTTTGCGTTGGCTATTGGCTTTCACATCAAGCAGGATTCATCGGGATCACAGACCGAGGGGTCTAAATGAGTATAGTATTCAAAATGATATCACCAGAAGATGTAGACTCAGTATGGGAGGCCGCAGGGGCTCTCATTGACAAAGCGATCAAGTACTGTAATGGAGAAACTAACCTGGATCATATTCTTAAGGACTTACGGAAAGGGGACAGAAAGCTCGCAACTATTTGCGATAACGGGGAGATGATAGCAGCGATTATTCTCAGTATGAGCGTTTTTCCTGAAAAAAAAGTTTGCCATATATCCCTTGTTGGTGGTATAAGGATGGAAGAGTGGTGTGACCGAGGTCTCCCTACCATAGAAATAATTGCCAGAGAGGCGGGAGCAGATGCCGTCCGTATCCAAGGCCGGAGAGGATGGCTTAGAAGGCTTAAAGCCCACGGATACGACGAAATAGCAACCGTAATAGGCAAGGATTTATAGGAGTAAGTCATGGGAGACACTTCAGGTAAGACTTCACAAACAAGCGGTAATTTAGACAGTACATCTACCCAAGATGTATGGGGTACCCAAACACCTTTTCTCGAAAATCTATATGGCCAGGGTCAAGATCTCAGCCAAGACCCGGCTTACGCTCAGATAGCAGAGAGGTTATCCGGGCAAGTAACAGACCCCCTCAATCAGAGTTTTAGCCAAGCATTTGGAGGGGGTAGTGGGTTTAACCGTGCGGCTGCGGGGCTTACTGATCCGTTGATCCAAGGATTAACCGACATTATGAACAGCCCAGGAGCAACTTTCGCTGAAGGAGGGAATAACCCTCTTTTGGATGCAAATGCCGCCATGGCCCTGGAGCAAGCCAGTAGGAGTTTTGGAAGAAATGTTTTACCTCTCATAGAGGACAGCGCTATAGGCGCAGGTCAGTATGGAGGGTCTCGGGGTCAAGTAGCCACAGGGGTAGCCGCAGCGGACACGAACCGAGATGCTCTTGCCGCAGTAATGGGTCTTTACGGGGATCAATATGCCGCAGATAGGGCCGCTAATCTCCAGAGTCAAGTACAGAGGGATGAGACGCGACTCGGCGCAGGGCAGCAGATCCAAGATATCCTTTCCGGTCAGCAGCAGGGAGTCGGCCAGGGGATCTCCGCTGGAGGAGGTCTTTTCGATTTAGGTATGCTCGGTCCGGATGCTAACTGGGATCAGTTAGCACAGTTAGCACAAATTCTCGGGGCTCCAACCGTACTTGGGCAGACCACATCTACAGGGACTTCCGGGTCTACCCCAATCCTTGGGGGAAGTATGGACCCGTTTGATCCAGCTGGACTATTTTAAGGAGAGCGACCATGCCATTACCTGCATTCCTATTAGCGTTGTTAGGTGGGTCTTCAGCAGCAGGAGCCGGAACAGCAGCAGGAACGGCGTTAACCGCCGGAGAACTAGCGGCAGCAGGAGCTGGAACCGGGGTGGCTTTAGCCCCCGCAACTGGAGCGTCCGCCGTAGGAGCTGGAGCCGCACCAGGGATGGGTATGTCCTCGTTAATGGGCATGCTAAGTGGAGGAAAAGGTAAAGGTAACAATGCTTCAGGGATGTTGCAAGCCCTTCAAGGGCAGATGGGTCCACAGGCCCCGATGCAGTCTCCTCCGAGTACACCCATAGGCGAACTGTCGAGACCCGCGCCCGCGCCTACCAGATCACAAAAAATGGATATGATGTTGGATAGATTTGGAGGTCCGCAAGGTGTGATGAGTATGTTACAGGGAATAAAAAGTACCCATAAACCAGCTCCACCGTTTCCAGGGCAGGTACCAGCTACCCCAACACAGAACCCCTTTGAGACTGCTTTGATGGAGAGACCCCTCGTTAACCTTGGTATGGGGCGGGTCCAGCGGAGAGGAAGGAGGAGATAATGAGCCTCATAGACATACTAAGTGGTCAATCTTCCTCAGATTATAGACATCAGCAGGGTCAAGCTGGAAAACGTGCAGACCTCGTAAACAGAACCCTTTTTGAAACGATGACCGAAGACCGGCAAGAGCGTCGGGTTAGGAAGGCCGCAGGTTCCGCAGGACAGTTTCAGCTTCCAGAAGGGCAAGAAGGGCCTCAGATTGCCGGTACGGGCTATTTCAGTGATAATCCGGATGAGAGGATACTGGCTCAGATACTGATGTCCAACATCAATCCTAGTGCCTTCCAGCCTATGTTGACTCAAGCTACCAAGGTAACAACCCCCGAGGCACCTCCAACTATCAAAATAGGGACTATCCAGAAGGGTAGGAGAAACACACCCCAAGGGCCTGAAGAGGTATCCATGAGATA